CAAGCTAGTATTAACCCATAAACCCGCACCCACGCGGTGCGGCTATCAACCAGCGGAGAATTGAAGTGTCTGACCTCACGCCTAAGCAAGAAAAGTTTGCACAGCTATACGTCGAAACTGGCAACGCCAGCGAAGCGTATCGCGTTGCTTACAATTCGAGCGCTAAGCATGAGAGCGTGAATGTAAACGCTTCTAAGCTGCTTTCTAGTGCTAAGGTTGCACTAAGGGTTAAGGAGCTTCAAAACGAGCTTAGAGCGGCGCACAGAGCCACCATGGACGATATACTTGCAGAGCTTGAAGAAGCCCGCCAACTCGCTAGGGATTTACAGCAGCCAAGCGCGATGAACCAGTCGTCTTTGGGTAAGGCTAAAATTCTCGGATTTGACAAACAAGTTGTTGACCATATTAGCTCGGACTCTAGCATGTCCCCAGGCGTCGCAGCCGATGCCGTACTAGCTGCGCTTAAGGCGAAGCATGACCCCTCAACAAATCGCGGATAACCGTACCGACCTACTCACCTTTACGCGCACCATGTTTAGAGCCGTCAAAGGCTCTGAGCTTATCGATAACTGGCACCAGAAAGCGATATGTGACGCACTAGAGCGCGTGGTTATTGGCGACTGCAAACGGCTAATCATTAACGTGCCGCCGCGCTCAGGCAAAACCGAACTGGCGGTTAAAAACTTTATGGCGTGGGGTATGGGTAACTTTCCTGATTCGGAGTTTATCCACGCCAGTTATTCAAAGCGCCTGGCAGCGGCTAACACCTACGCGGTGCGAGCCATGATGCAAGATGACACCTACCTAAAGATATTTGACCACACGGCACTGGCGGGCGACTCAAAAGCAAAAGACGAGTTTAGAACCGCACAGGGGGGTATCGTGTATGCTACGGGTGCAGACGGTACTATCACCGGATTCGGCGCAGGTAAGATGCGCGACACGTTCGGTGGTGCAATCATAATCGATGACCCGCACAAAGCCGGAGAAGCGAACAGCGCGGTTATGCGGCAGAACGTGATTGATTGGTTCCAGAACACAATGGAGAGCCGCAAAAACTCGCCTGATACGCCGATTATCATCATCATGCAGCGCCTACACGAAAACGACCTGTCAGGATTTTTGCTTGATGGGGGCAACGGCGAGAATTGGGAGCATTTGTGCATTGCCGCACTGGACGAGCAAGACGAATCGTTTTGGCCTAAGCAATTCAAGACCGAGGATTTGCACCGTCAACGCGCCAGCAACTCTTATGTGTTTGCCGGGCAGATGATGCAGACACCCGCACCCGCTGGAGGTGGTATATTCAAATCAAGCTGGTGGCGATACTATCGGGCACTGCCAGAGTTTAACCATCGCATGATATACGCTGACACGGCCATGAAAACCGGAGAGATGAACGACTATTCAGTGCTACAATGCTGGGGTAAGTCGGGTGACAGCATCTATCTGATTGACCAGGTACGCGGCAAGTGGGAAGCCCCGCAGCTACTCGCACAGGCTAAATCATTCTGGGCTAAGCACCAGCAAGGTAGCGGGCAGCTACGCCAGTTTAAGATTGAGGACAAAGCCAGTGGTACAGGTTTAATCCAGCAGCTAAAGCAATCCGGCGTACCTGTTACTGGCATACCACGCGATAAGGATAAGGTCACACGCGCCTACGATGTTGCGCCGATGGTCGAAGTCGGGCGAGTATGGCTGCCAGAAGATGCCGCGTTCATGGGTGACTTAATCCATGAGCTTGATACATTTCCGGTGGGGGCGCATGATGACCAGGTGGACCCGCTTATGGACGCTATCACCGACCTACTAATCACACGCCCTAAAGACTTCTTCTTCCTATAACAAACGTCATATTGCAACCTGTGCACGTCGGGGCTATGGTTAGGACTGATGCGATAGGAGGCGTTATGGCATACACAGCGGTTTTGATAGACGGCCCAGCATCGGGTCAGTCTTTCCGAATTGAACAGCTATTTGGCAAGATAGAGATTCCGGTTGCAGGCGATATGCACTCGCAAGGGGCGCTGGAAGGGTTAGCAACCTACGAGCGGCAGCCCACAGTCACACCAGTTAAAGAGGGCGGCACTGTATTTTACAAGCCGGTTAAACCATGACCCCAACCCAACAAGCAATGTGCGCGGTGATTCGAGAGAGTGGCTTAGAAGGGCTCAACAGGGCGCGCGGCAATCTTGATGGAAAGGTAATACATGCAGAAGATGCATTCGGCAGGGTGACGGCTTGGATTATTACCATCGACGGCCACACGGTTACACAACAGGAGTATGAGCAATGGGCAAAGCAGCAAAACTAAAAGAGCTACGACGCTTGGCAAGGCGCACGACAAAGCACTTGCCTGAGCATGAGCTAACCGCCAATGACCGTGTAAAGACGATTAACACGCAAGGCACGCAACGGCTAGGCGAATGCACGCGGGGCGCTTACAAGGCGTTGAAGAAGGGGAAGGTTCGCCGCGTGGAATAACCCCCTTGCCACCCCCACCAAAAAGCCCTACACTATAACGAATGATATAGTCAATAGGGCTTTTGCATGTTCGGCATCTTTAAAAAATCCACCATCATCGAGCGAGCGCCGCAGCCAATTGAGTTGCAGCTTAAAAGCCTATCGCTTCCCGAATCCACCCCATCATGGCGATTATTCGAGCAGCACCGCGAACGCTGGGACGTAAAGAACGCAATCATCGAGGGCTACAACGCCAGCGCGATTGTGTTTTCATGCGTTCGTAAACGGGCTGAGCTAGTCGCGTCTGTGCCTTGGGTGGTGAAGGTCAAGCAAGGCGACGAATGGATTGAGCAGCCGAACCACCCCCTACAGCAGTTACTCGACAACCCGAACGCCGAGCAAAGCTGGTATGAAATCATGTATGAAGCCGTGCAGAGCTTAGACCTTGCAGGCGACGCCTACATCAGCGAGATTCGCGGCGGGCTGAATAACCTGCCGTTTGAGTTGTGGCTGCTACCTGCCGCGCACATGAAGCTGAAAGGCGGGCGCACCCGTTTGGTTGACCAGTATATCTACCAAGAAGAAACCACGCGCACGACCATTGACCCCGACGACATGATTAACCTGCGCTTGCCGAATCCCAACAGCCGTTTCTGGGGTATGCCCACGCTTATGGCAGCAGGGCGCGCTACCGACATTGACCGCGAATCTGGCGACTGGCAGAAAGTGAGCCTAAAGAATCGGGGCGTGCTTGATATGGTGGTTGAGATGCCGGATGGCGTGACACCTGAGCAGGCGCAAGCGGTTAAGGACAAGTGGAGCAACGAGCACGCCGGAAGCGACAACGCCCGACGCGTCAACTTCTCATCGTCAGGCAGTAAAATCCACCAACTAGGCCAAACCGCAGTTGAGATGGATTTTGTAGAAAGTCGTCGCGCGGTGTGGACTGAAATCTGTGCAGCGTTCGGCATGAGCCTGGCGAACCTTGGTATGACCGAGGCGGTCAACCTTGCAAATGCCGAGGCGATGGACAAGGCGCTTTGGCAGAATACCATCGTACCGCTACTGGAGCTTATCAAGCGCCAGCTTAACAGCCAGCTTGCCCGCGACTTTGGTGCAGATGTACGGCTGGACTATGACCTGTCGAATATCACGGCGTTGCAGCAGGCGGAAAGCGACAAGCTAGAGAACGCCGAAAAGTATTTTAAGATGGGTGTACCATTCAACCAGATTAACCAGCACCTTGAGCTTGGCCTCGACCCGATTACAGGTGGCGACACTGGCTTTATTCCGTCGGGCTTGATTCCGATTCAGTGGGCGGGTGATGAGCCGACGCCGCCAACCCAAGACGACGAAGAAAAGTCATTTTCCGAACTAGCCCGTAAAGCGCATGAGTTGACGTATGGTAAAGGGTAAAATCTACGCTAAGGTCGAATGCAGGATGCCGAGCCGCTTGATTATCACCAAGTGGAAATGCACAGCTATAATGATGGCGGTGATGGGTAAGGATTATGAAGCCTATCTCATCAATCGCATATCAGATTGGGCAGCTCGCAACACAACGGTGAGCGTCCATGCCTAGACTAACAGGACTATCACCCCGACAAGAGCAACGCCTGCAAGAGCGTTTGCTCATCCGCATGTCTGCCAAGTACGAGTCACGCTATCGCAACGAGGTGCAGCGCGCCATGATGGATATGGCAATGGCGCAACTTGACGGCAACCCATCAGGCGGCGATACAGAGCATCGTGAACGTATACGGGCAATCGTACTGCAAGAGTACGACGAGAGCTTCAGCGTGTTCGGTGGTCGCATTCTGGACGCATCAGGCAAAGCCTATCACCGACTCGAACGCAAGTTTGACGAGGTGCCGATTACTGAAGAATTTGACCGCAGACAGCGTGAGTGGATTCAAGCGTGGGGCGGTCAGAAAGTCACGCAGATAACCAACACAACCCACGAGCAGGTTATGCGCATCGTACAGGTGACCATTGCAACGGGCATTGCCGAGGGTTTAGGCGAACAGGCTATTGCGCGATTACTGCAGCAAGCCATACGCGAACAAGGATCAGTGGTCGCACCCGTACGCGCGCGCACGATAAGCCGAACCGAGGGACATAACGCAGCATCGGCGGCAAGTCGAGAGGCGGCCAAGTCCACAGGCATTGTGGTTGCGAAAGAATGGGCGGCATCGCCTACGGAGCGTACACGCGAATACCACGCAGACGCAGACGGTCAGCGCGTGGGGCTTGATGATGCTTATCAGGTGGGCGGTGATTCTATGATTAGCCCAGGTGACCCAAGCGCGTCGGCTGAGCAGGTTATTAACTGCTTTACTGGTGACACGCAGCTATCTTTTGATAGCTGCAACAAGTCAATCAAGAGCTTATATAATGGCAAACTCATCACCATCAAAACGTCCAGCGGCAATAAAGTTACCGTTACCCCGAACCACCCCATAATGACGAGCGCCGGAATCGTCAGCGCGGGCAGTGTCACGCATGGCGACCACCTGTTTTGCTGCCCTTTGAATGTCAATATCACGGGTGACTTTGATGTAGAAAACGTGCAAACCACTTTCGAGCAGGCTCACAATGCGCTTTCTGTAGTACCTATGAGTGTGCGGGTGGCAGGTGTTGACGTGAACCTCTATGGCCGTGCCATCAGTGTCGAAGATGTCGATATTGTAAGCGCCGAAGGCTTTTTGCGGGATCACGGTAAGGCCGAGCTTTTTGAATTCATCAATAAATTCAGCTTCAAGGAATCCGACCTTGGAAAGGCTGGACTCTTTGGACTTGGCCTGCTTGATGGACGAGGCCTTAAAAAACTCGCGAGGCATACTCTTAACCGTATCGTGAGCGGCCTTAACTTGGCGGGCTCTTTGCTCCGAGGTCATGCCAGCCCACTTAAGTCGCTCCGACTCGGACTGACCCCTGATGGTGACGCCGGAAGATTTGAGAACCTTTCTTACAGCAGCGCGACCCATGCCGAACATTTCAGCGACTCTATTTTCACTGATTCCGGATTCGTAGGCGGACAAGATTGCGGGGATGTCGCCAGTGTAAATGCCTCGCTTAAGTCCGACTCGGTTTTGAGCCTTGCAGAGGGTGGAGTAACTGACGCCGAAATGTTTAGCCAATTCCTCGCCTCGAAGTCCAGATTTGTAGAGCTTGATAAGGTCGTCAGTATTGATGTTGTCGATTGTCATAATACACCTGTTTATACAGTTGAAACGAATGAAGGATTTTATAACGCAGGTGGAATTATAGCACGGAATTGCAGATGTTGTGAAATATATCATACGGACTAGGATTTGGACTAAAAGTTGACACCCTATAACATACGTTATAGGCTATATGTTATACAGCTATACACGGGGTTTACTGTGGAATACAAACAGCTTGGCATTGAAGTAAAAGACATTGACGAGAAAAAGCGAATCGTGAGCGCCATTGTAAGTACGTCTGATTTAGACGATGGTGGCGATATTATCCTGCCAGGCGCATTCGCTGAAACCATTGTTAACGACTTCAAACGAATCAAGATGCTATGGCAGCATAAATCAGACACGCCTATTGGTCGCCCTATTCAAATGACGGAGCTTGCTAGCGGCGGGCTGCAAGTTGACAGCTATGTGTCAAAAATTAGAAAGGGCGAGGAATACCTGACCCTTGCCGAAGAAGGTATCGTGACCGAGTTCTCTATCGGATATGTGACGCAAGAGGCCGACTACGACGAGAAATCCGTCAGAAAAATATCAAAGCTCAAGTTATTCGAGTTTAGCCCTGTGACTTGGGGCATGAATCCTAACACTGAGTTGCTGGATATCAAATCAGCAAACCCCAAAGATTTGGAGCGAATCCTGCGTGACGCTGGACTATCGCGCCGTGAAGCCAAGGCACTTGTTGCTGGCGGCTGGAAAAACCTGCGCGACGCAGGCAATCAAGAAGAAGCTGTTATCGCTGAGGCGAAATCAGCATTAGACAATCTAATTGCCGCAATTCGGCAGGAGTCATAATCATGGAACTTAAAGACCTGGTGGAGCAGTTCAACACCGTAAACACCGAACTGAAAAACGCGCGTGAAGCGCAAGAGAAAGCCATCAAGCAAGCTCAAGACGGTTCAGCCGAAGCGAAAAGCCAAGTTGAAGCGATGGAGCAGAAATTCAACGACATGCAACAGAAGCACGACGAAGCCCTTAAAAAGCTAACGTCTGAATTCAAGCGCGTCAAAGAAGCCGCCCCGGTTGAGCAAAAGACCATGGGTCAAACCTTCATCGAGTCTTTCAACGATGACTTTAACGAGAAGTCGGTGTTAGCACGCCGTGGTGTTGAAGTGAAAGACATCACTGGTGTCGGCGCCTCTGCTGGTGCGTTAGCGCGTCCAGACCGTGACCCGACTGTGTACCGTTCGATTGGCGGCATGCGCCAGTTACGCATCGCTGACTTGTTGCCAGCAATCCCAACGTCTAGCAACGCCGTAGAAGTTATGCGCTTAGCGGACGCGGGCGACCCTGCTGAAATGCAAGGTACTGCTGCTGGTATCGGTGCGGGTGAATTGCAACCTAAAGCCAAGGCCACTCTTGAGTGGGAATTGGTGACGGTATCAATCCCAACTGTAGCGGTTCACACCATCGCATCGCGTCAGGTGCTATCTGATGCGCCCATGTTGCGCTCACTGATTGACGGCGAGCTTACCTATAAGCTGCACCTGAAATCAGACGAGCAGTTGCTTAACGGCGACGGCACTGGACAGAACTTGACAGGCATCATGCAAGACTCAAGCATTAACGATGTGGGCGAGATTGCAAGCGGCACAACCGCTGACGACCTGCCAGGTGCGATGATTGACCATATTCGTGCGGCTGTCACTGAGTGTCAGAAGAACGAATACTACAACATCAATGGCTTGGTACTTAACCCGGTTGATTGGCAGACGCTGGAAACAGCCAAAGCCACCGACGGCCACTACCTGCTGGTAGCATTCGCAGCCACTAGCGGAGAAGCGCAAACCGTATGGCGCGTACCAGTGATTGTGACCAACGCAATGGCTGAGGGCGAGTTCTTGTTAGGCGATTGGCAGTTGGGCGCTCAGTTGTACGTCCGCGAAGGCGTATCAATCCGAGCTTCAGAGCATCACAAAGAGCTATTCACCGAGAACGGTGTGGCGATTCTCTGCGAAACCCGTTACGCGCTTGGTGTGAGCCGGCCTAAAGCGTTTACTAAGGGTTCATTCGCTGTAGCAGCGTAGACTGGAAGTAAAGACTGAAAAGATAAAAGGGGCTTATAGCCCCTTTTTTGTTCCATGCAAAGGATGATAGCCGAGCTTTACGTTCATTTCTTTTCGCCGTTTTATTGCTTGCTCCCTACTATTAAAATATCCGCAGTGTAAGAATTTGCTGTTGTCGTCGTAAACTCTTACATACCAAAGTTTTCGTCTCTTACACCAGTAAACGCCATTAAAGCCGCTTGTATTCCTTCTCATCATACCTTTATTTCTGGCGTTCTCTCGGTTGTTCACTTCACGCAAATTGCACCACCGATTGTCATGCCTAACGCCATTTATGTGGTCTGCTTGCTCGGGTAGACGACCTACCATGTAAAGAAAGGCGAGCCTATGCGCCAAGTTCTTTTTGCCGTGAAGATTAATATAGACATAGCCAGTTTGCCGGTGATGCGAGCCAGCCTCTTTACCTACCCAGCGCGAATTCCAGCAAGGGCGCTCCGATGGTCGAGCCTTGTATGTAAAAATGCCTGTTTCTGGATCGTAATCAACTAATGATTTCAATTCTTCTTGGTTCATATTTCACCCACAAAAAAGCCAATGCACTTAAATCGGGTGAGAATTGGGCTTAGAGAAACCCTCCGATAAAAATGCACTGGCTGTTTTGTTCTCTAAAGTTACGGTTCTCACGCCGATAAGTCAATTATACATACGTTATGGTTATTTGCCAACCAGTGGTAAGGAGCGCTATACTATTTGTTATACACGCAATAGGAGCGCACCCCATGACTACCGAATACACCATCCTGAAAAACAACTTTGCAGGTCGAAAAGGCTACACGCTACACCTTGACCCGAACAGCCAGAAGGCAAAGCGCCTACTGTCGGGCGGCTTCATCGAAGAAGTGCGCAAGCCAGAGCCCAAGAAGAAAAAGCGCAGCAAGAAAGTGGTTGAGCCAGCGGAGCATAAAGCATGAGCGAGTTCATAAATCGCACAGCAGGCGAGGCGACCACCGGCGACCCCGTGGTGAGTGTGGTTGACTTGCAGATGCTGGCTGACTACCTACGCGCCGAAGCCGACGACCCGATACTCCCCATGCTTGGCAAGCAAGCCACCAGCATGGCGATTGACTTTCTAGGCTATGACTTAACGCCGCGTGATTGGACGCTCAAGCATTGGGAGTGGCCGACTATTGGCACCATGACCAGCCCGACGCTATCAGGGCAGCAAGGCTACTATCGTCGTGAGATACGCTTACCATACGGACGCATTGTATCGGTGCAGTCTGTGAGCTTGTACGGCGAGAATCACACCGACTTTACCGTGCGCCGTGACAGTATCGTGTTGCCGTCTGTGCGCGTGAAAGCACAGCCAGCCGACGAACCCGCTATTGTGGTCGAGTACACGGCAGGCTTTGACCCTGTACCAGAGGGTATCAGCGACGCGGTGCTGCAGCTTGCGGCGTTTCTATACCATAACCGTGGCTGTGGCCTTGCGGACGCACTGACAGGCTCAGGCGCGCGTCAGGCGCTGCAACCGTGGCAGAGTCCTAGCAAGGTGGTTTTATGAGTATTAACCTACTACCAGCAGGACACAAGATTGATATGTCGCACCCGAAAGCCTTTGGCGCAAAAGTACTTGTTAATGGTGAGCCAGTGCAAAAATGCTTTGAAGCGCGCGCAGGTCGAAATGGCTATGCTCAGGTTTATATTCAGCCGTTAAAACTGGACAAGCGGCGCAAGGCGGCTCGCTCGAAACGAATTAAGGGTAACGTTGAGGTGGTGTTATGAGCAACCAACGAGGCACAAGCGGCGGCAGAGCGTTTACTGAGTCGGGCGATATATTCAGCTGGGCTGATGCCATGGCGTTCATGCAGGAATACAACCTGACATATCAGACGTTTATGAACGGCGCGGGCATCTTGTCGATTCGCCTAAATGACTTGGCCGCTAACACTGACCACTTTTTCACGCTCGATATACCAGAGGGGCGCGAGCTTATACTGTTCAGCCGCGTGCTAAACCTGACCCAAGGGCGCTACAACATTGACGCCGTTGTGCCGAATAGCCCACTTAACTTGGACGGTGCGCCAGAGGGCGTGTCAGCGCCACTGGATAAAACCAAGCCCGACACCATTCAAACGCGCTTGCGTGTACTAAGCCAGAACGACATTCCCGCCACGGTGCGCGAGTTTGGGTTTGTTGACACGGGAGCCGCCCAGACTGGGCAGGCAAGGGCGCAGGGCTCAACGGGTGTTGAGGGTGTGAACAAGAGGCTAATCAACCAGTCGCCGTTGCGCGTGCGCAAGACGGACGCCAATCCGTTCACGGCTAACTTGGTTTTTGTATGCTGGGAGCGTGACCGATGAAATGCTGTGACGTCAAACTAGGCGACCTTAACCGCAAGATTGAGATTCGTAGCCGCCAAGTCACAGGCAGTGACCCCATGGGCGGCGACATTATCGAATGGGTTACGCACGCTGAGCCGTGGGCGAAGATGAAACCCATGACAGGCCGCGAGCAGTACCGCGCCGACAAGCTAAACGCCGAGGGTATGACGCAGGTGATTATCCGCTACCGTGATGACCTCGACGAAACCATGAAAGTGGTGTATCGCGACGTTGAGTATCAGATTCGCTCCATCATCAACGTGGAAGAACGCGACGAGTGGACGGAACTTATGATTGAGCGCGGGGTGTCGCAGTGAGTGACGGCGGGGCGGGTAACTTATCGGCAAGCATTGAGCAGCTTATGCGGGCATTTCCTGATGCCATTGACAACGCCGTAAAGTCAACCGCACTGACGGTTCAGAACCATGCACGGGTGTCTATTCAGCGTGAGCAGTCCGCAGGCGTAGTGTACCAGCGAGGCAACATCACGCACCAAGCATCCGCACCCGGCGATGCGCCCAATACCGACACAGGCGCATTGGTTAGCTCCATTGTTGCCGAGTACCCGCGCAAGGGTGTTGCATTTGTTGGTACGTCAAAGGCGTACGGCGAGTACCTAGAGTTCGGCACACGCAACATGGCAGCGCGCCCGTGGCTAAGACCTGCTAAAGCCCAAGGGCAACAACAATTGCCAAAGGCTATAACAAATGCTATAAATAAGGAAATCCAAAGGGTGTCTAAGAAATGAGCGCAGAACTGGCAGCATTGGCAAACGTAAGGTTACGACTGACCGCTGAATTAAGCGTGCCAGTGTATGACCTGCGCGCACCGCAAGGGCAGCCCATGCCGTATGTGGTGCTATCCAACAGCACCGAGCAGACCGCAGACACCGACAACACGCGCGGATTTGACCTAGAGCTAGATATTCACGCATGGGACGACAGCAGGCCATACACGCGCACGACGGTGGCTAACATGCAGTGGGATATCTACGAAGCCTTGCACCGGTTCGACACACTGGACATCGGCGAGGTGTACCGCGTGATAGGCATTGACCAGACACTAAAGACGATTGCGCTTGACCCTGACGGCATCACCCGCCACGGCGTGCAGTCTTTTCGTATTCAATTCGAGCCGCTGGACGACTCCAGCTTAAACCCATTTCAACTTATTAACATTCACACCAATAAGCTGGTGACACAGTAGAGGGCACTATCATGGCAGGACAAGGTATTTTAGGGCGTCAGGTGGTTTACACCATCGGTGGCCAGTCAATCTTAGGTATCAACACCAAAGGCTTAACCGTTAACGGCGAGCCTGTGGACGTGACCGACGACAACAGCGACGGCTGGCAAGAGCTTTTAGCAACGCCGGGAGTCCGCAATGCGGAAATCACAGCGTCGCTTGTGGTTAAAAACTTGGAGATGTTGCGCGCCATTATGACCAATAGCTCGCAAATGTACGCGTTCACGGGCACATATCCAGACGGCTCAAGCGTTGCAGGCAATGCGTTTTTTGCTAACTACAGCGAGACAGGCGAAACCGCAGAGGCGTACACCGCTGACGTGACTTTCCAGTTAAGTGGCGCACCAACATTCACAGCAGGCTCAGGCGGGCAGGGTAGCTAATGCAACGAGAAATCGAACTTACATGGTCGGGTGAAACCGTCAGCGTTGAGCTTAGCATGAAGAATGTTTTTCGTGTTGAGCGTTACCTTAAATCGCAAGGCACAAACCTAATGCGTATGTCCACCGATATCCAGTCTATGTCACTGGCGTATTCTGAGGGCGTTATGCTAGTTGGTGAAGTGCTGCGCTGTGGTGGCTTAAAGGTAACTGACGAGGACGTGTTTAACGGCTTGTTCGGCGAGGGCGAGGTGGACGAAAAATCATTCTATGCCGTAATCAGTGATATTCTGATTGCGTTCGCGCCTAAACCGTCAAAAAAGCCCAAGCCCGCGCCGCAAAAGAAACCGTCAACGCGCCGACCTGCTACCCGTTCGAAGAAATCTACAAAGTAGCAGTAGGCAATAAAGGCTTAGCCCCAAGTGAGTTTTGGGGCTCATGCCTTGACGAAATCATGTTGTTGCTTGATGCGTGGACGCCAGAGCGCAAATTCGGCAACCTCACAGAAAGCCAAGTTGACGAGCTAGTTAAGTCGCGCGCAGCGTGGGAAGCAAAAGGGTTTAAATTAGTATGAGTCAAATCGGCGCACTATCCATCCGCATATCGGCAGACGGCTCGCAGGCTAACCGAGAGCTTCGCACTGTTAACCAACGCGTTAAAGACACGGGTAAGCAACTGCGCGAAAACGCAAACCGCTGGGCGCGCTGGGGCATTGCCGCAGCAGGTGCAGCGGCAGCGGTTGCCACCGCGATGGTGCGCTCTCAGATGAAAACCATTGACGAGCTTGGCAAAATGTCGCGCCAGCTTAACGTCAATGTGGAATCACTGCAAGCATTACGCCACCAAGCCGAACTCAGCGGGATGTCTACGTCGGAGCTTGACACCAACCTTGAGCGATTAACGCGCCGGATGGGTCAGGCTGCGCGGGATGGTGGCCGCACCGCTGACACTATTGAGTCGCTGGGCTTATCGGTTAAAGACCTTGCCGACATGCGCGCCGATGAGCAGCTAGACCTACTCGCCAAGGCCATCAACGGCGTTGAGAATACTGCGCAGCGTGCAGCCATTGCAAACGACCTGTTTGGTCGTAGCGGCGGGCGTATGCTCAACATGCTACAGGACATGGAAGGCGGCATTGAGCCAGTATTAACCCACCTTGAGCAGATGGGTGCGCTACTGAGCCAAGAAGAAGTCACCATGATTGAGGCTGCTAACGATGCCATTCATGAGGCAGGTACGGCGCTCAACACCGTGTGGCAGCGCGCAGCCGTAGAGCTTGCGCCTATCATTCAGGCGCTCGCTGGTGAGATTGTAGCGGCATCCAAAGACATGGGCGGCTTTGGTAATACGGCGCTTGATGTGATGGATGGGATTGCCAAGGCGGTGGGTGTGGCGGCTAACGCTTTCCACGGCTGGCGCATGATTATACGAGGGATGCAAACGGCATTCTACGGCTTGTCACGCGTCGTCAGTGAAGTTATGGCGTCAATACTTGAAGCCGTCAATTCAACGCTTAGATTCGCCGCTGAGGGCGTTAATAGCCTCATCCGTGGCATGAACCGTATACCGCGCGTAGACCTTGAAGAAATCGTGGTCGGCGAGTCGGAAATGGCTGGCAAGTTTAGGCAAGCCGCAAACGATGCCCGAATCGAAATGGCCGACGCCATGTTCGAGATGCAGAACCTAGCCAACCAAGAGCTACCAAGCGAAGGCATACAACGCTGGGTCGGCGAGGTGCGCAAGGCTGCGAATGAGGCGGCGCAGTTGTTGCGCCGTGGGGGCGACGGTGGAGACGATGACGAAGGCGACGACACCAATTTCATGTTTACCCGTGACGAGAACGAAAAATGGTTAGAACAGCTACGCGAACGCTACAAGACCGAAGCTGAAATCCAAGAGGACGCTCACAAGGACGAGATGGATAGGCTTAAGGAGCTTCGAGACATGGAGCTACTAACCGAACAAGAATACCAGCATGAGCGCGAACGCATGGGCGCGGCACACGCTGACGCTATGGCTCGCATTCAGGAGCAAGAGCGCCGCCAGCGGGTAGGCATTATGTCGGGCATGATGCAAAACCTTAGCCAGCTAATGAACACTGGCAGTAAGAAGATGTTTGCTATCGGAAAGGCGGCGGCTATTGCTAACGCGCTTATCCAAGGGCGTGAAGCCGTGGTGTCGAGCTACGCAGCAGGTGCGCGCATAGGTGGACCACCAGTTGGTGCCGCATATGCAGCAACCGCAGCAGCAGCCACAGCCGCACAAATCAGCCAGATTCGCTCATCATCTTTCGGTGGCGCAGGTGGTGGCGCTGGTACGTTTAGTAACGGCGTGCCAGCAGTGCGCACAACTGACGCGGGCGGTGGTGGAGCGGTCAACCCTAGCCAAGTGGTGGACATCAACATTACTGGCTCAGGCACTAGATTTACGGCTGACGAAGTGCGATCATTGATTGGTCAGATTAACGAGCAAGTTGGCGATGGCGTCAACCTGAATTTCAACGGAGGCTAACATGCCAGAACCTACTTTCGGCGCACCAGTTGCGCAAGACCCAAGCAATATTGCAGAGCCGGGCGCGCTGGTTCCCCAGCCTGCACCTGACATTAATGCACCTGTCGCGCTAACAACCGTTCCAGCACAGGGGTTGAAGCCACTGGAAGAACTACCAAGCGGAAACGAGGAATAAAGCATGGCTGTAGTCATCAGCAATAGCATGGCGGTCGGTCGGCTTAATGCTGGTCGGCTACGGCCAAAGAATCCCAGCGAAATCCTGTCGCCAGAGATTATAGAGTCACTTGAAGCGGCGGGAATTGATGCGGCGAGCTTGATTCAGTCGATTCAAGCCGCACAGATTGACGGCGCAAACGAGATTCAGGCGGTTGCGGCTTCGGAGATTGATGAGGCGAACGAGCTAATCGCTGTATCACCTGAGCAGATACTTGCACCGGAACAGATAAGCGCGCTTAGCGCTGCAAACATCGACGCGGTTAACGTGATTAACGCGGTATCTGCGGCTACGCTGGATGCGCCTAACGCGCTGAGCGCAGAACAAGCGCCTAACATCGCGGCACCCAACACGCTAACCAGTATTCCCGACAACCTAGAGCCGCCATTCCCGCTTAATCATGCGCGTATTTTGTACGATAACCTACTGGCGGATTCTGACACCACATCGGCGGGACGGTTGACGCTATCGCCAAACACTTACGAGCGCGCAATCAGCAGCGGGGCGGGCTCAATTACCTACACCATGCCGCAGAATCGGAATATTGATTGCGTGGCTATTGGCGCAGGCTCTTGGGTTGGTGTTGAAGCTCAGATACAGACAAGCAACACTGTTGGCGGTTCTTTTGTAACCCGTGCAACCGTAACCCCTGACAATAATCGCCCTATAATTGCGATCTTCAACAGCGTTTCAGTTCGCCGTGTTCGCGTCATTTTTGCGGGAGTGGTGACGGTCGGCGTTGTATCAGCAGGTATCGCCCTGCAGATGCAGCGCCCTATATTCGGCGGGCACAACCCCATCACCATGAGTCGGCAAACCGAATACCAGAGCCGCCGCAGTGAGTCGGGCAACTTTGTTAGCCGTAACATCATCCGCGAGGGCTTGAACGGCCAATACGAGTGGAGCAACTTAACTGATAATTGGGTGCGACAATACTTTGACCCGTTTATCTTGTCAGCGCGTAAGCTGCCATTTTTTATCGCTTGGCGTCCCGAAGATTACCCAGACGAGGTGGCGTATGCGTGGACAACTGGCGACATTAGCCCGAACAACATCGGCACCCGAAACCTAATGAGCGTAAGCATGGACGTACAAGCATATGGCGATTAATAGCTTTGACCGTGAACCTATTACTATTGTCGAGATAGACATGGATTACTGCGCGCTGACGTTCGGCAATGCGCCATGTACGGCTACGGGCTCAGGTAACAGCAAGTGCTTTAACACTTTTCGCACTTGCCAAGACCAACAGAATTTTACTGACGAAACCTTTACATATCGGTTTTGCACCAATGTATCGCCTCTGCCAACTAATCTCGAAGCGTTCCCGTTTTTAACATCGGCAACCACGGCGCCCGCAGAGATTGACTTGCGCGGCGGATTGGGCACGCGCGCTAATGCGAGCCTGTCATTCATCGACCCGCCATCAACTGACATAGGCATCGACAAGTACCTAGACGAGCGAAGCTACATTGCCACCGAGCGCGGCAGTTTTTGGACAAAGTGGCGAGCGCGCAACCCGTTCTATGTGGGTCGGCCTTGCCGTGTGATTAAGGCGTTCATTGTTGACGGTGAAGTGGACTACGCGAATGCAGTTACTCGCCACTATGTGCTGGAAAACGTAAACGCAGGCGGCGGGCGTTGTTCCATCACCGCCAAAGACACGCTAAAACTAGCCAGTAATAACCGCGCTAAAGCGCCTGTATCAAGCCGCGGCGAGCTTTTGGCGGACTTGACTGCTAGCGACACCGAAGCCGAGTTGCAGCCCACTGGCGTGGGCTCTGAGTACCCTAGTGAGGGCTTTATTCGCGTTCGCTCCGAGGTCATGGGCTTTACGCGCTCAGGTGATACGTTGACGCTGACGCGCGGTGAGTATAACACGCTACCTACTGAGCATAGCGCAGGTGATACGGCGCAGCTTTGCCTTGAATACACAGGTGAGCTATTGCACACGGTGATTGAAGATTTACTCACGACCTACGCAGGCGTTAATCCCGCGTTCATTCCGCTTGCTGAATGGGCTGATGAAGTGACCAGTTTTGTGCCTGGAGGACTGTCAACGCTTATCACCGAGCCAACAGGTGTGCAGGACTTACTGAAAGAGCTAGGCGAGCAGTACCCGCACAGCCTGTATTGGGATGAGCGAGACCAACTTATCCGGTTGCGTGCAGTGCAGCCGCCACCGATTAACGCACCGACGTACAACATGGATTCGCACTTGCTCGAAGGGCAAACCAGCGTACGCGATAAGCCCGACCTTCGCATCAGCACGGTGATTATCTACTTCGGACAGTTTGACCCGACGCAGAAGCTGGACGAGACGCGCAACTACTCGCAAGCCTACATACGCGAGGACAGCGACAGCGTAGTGCAGTACGGTAGCCGAGAGATAAAGACCATCTACAGCCGATGGATTACCAACCTAAACAAGGCTCAAGCGGTTCGTGCGTGTGCGCGGCTAGGGCGCAGGTTCGCGGACATACCGCGCGAGCTTAGCTGGAAATTTGACGATAAAGACAGCGATTTGTGGGCGGGCGATGTGGCGCGCATTAACTTTCGTGACGTGACCGACTTCACAGGCTCGGCACTATCCACTGATTACCAAGTGGTGAGCGTTCAGGAGCAGGACGGTTATGTGTACTCGGGCATTGAATACACCTATGGACCACAGCTACCAGAAGATGACTTTGAAGAAGAATTGACCATCCGTGTGGGCGCCGATGCGAACAATTTGGATATGCGAGACGTGTTCGACAGCGTGTTTCCTAGCATCGACCCCGCCGACAGCACGGTGCGCTTTATCATCGAGGGCAACGCCGTGGTAGGTAGCGAGCTTACCACATCACCATCCATCCGCACAGGTGAATGGCCAAGCACAACTGATTTAATACTGGACAACCGTGGCATCACGGCGGGTGCAGGTGGTCGAGGCTCGAACGCAACTACAAGCAACGCCGAGGATGGCGGGCTTGCGCTACTGCTTGAGAACGACCTGACGCTAATCAACCTAGGCATCATCGGTGGCGGCGGTGGTGGCGGTGGGCGTGGCCAAGCCTCAGCAGGTGGCGGCAACGCGTTTGCAGGTGGCGGCGGTGGTGCTGGCCGCAATGCTGGCGCGGCAGGCTCGGGTACGTCATACGACGACGGCGCAGGGCAGCTTATCTCACTGGTCAACCCGTCATCGGGCGGTGTGACCACTGGCGGCGGCGGTGGTACGGTTCAATTTGAGTCAGGTAGTGAAGCCATAGTCGCATCAGGCGGCAGCGGTGGCGACCTAGGCCAAGCAGGTGGTGCAGGTGACGCCAGTGCAGGCGGTGCGGCAGGCGCAGCCATTGACCGCAACGGCTTCACGCTTGACGAGCAAACAACGGGTGACATACGCGGCGATATTGTCTAATATGTACCCAAGACCATAACATTTGATATAGAGCCATGACGGATGATTTGCGAGATAGAGTGTCGAGGATGGAGGGCTTTAGAGATGCTTCTATACAGCGTATGGATGGCATGGACAAGCGCTTTGACATGATGCACTCAGAAATGCTCAATAACTTTACCAGCGTTGACCAGAAAGCTGAGAAGGCGATTGCTATTGGCGAGCAGAACGCCGTTACAGCCGCCGAGCTAACTGACGCGCTGGCTCAAGCTAAGGGCGCATACAACGGTTTTAAGTTTTCGCTTTATATATTTTCAGGGTTGTTAGGTTTAGGCATTATTTCCGTCACCTTCGGCGGCTAGGAGAAAAGGCAAATGAGTTTAGAACTTGAAGTGTGGCAAGCCCCGATTGTAGATGACGAGGGCAACATTCAGGCAGGCGCGCAGATTACCGTATGGGATGCTGACACTAACGAGTCGTCAACGATTTACGATGACCTTGACCGCTCCCCAAAAAATAACCCGTTTACGGTAGGCTCAGACGGTTTGGCGCGGTTCTACGCTGAGCCTGGGCGGTATCGCATTCAAGCGCAGTCGGGTAGTGACATCGCCGTAGCTGATGATGTGGATTTAAGCCAGAAAGCGCACCGCTTGGACTTGGAAAGTGCGGGAATTGAGCAGGCGCTTTCATTGCGCCAAGACTTGGAAAACCAAGGCCTGCCACAGGCGCTTGTCTTGCGTTCAGACCTTTCAAGTGAAGATGCCGACAAAGGCGGCGTCCTAGTTCGCCGCAACGTCATCGCGGTTGATAGCATCGCTGACCTTTTGGCGCTACCTGCCGAGGCTCGTCGGGCTGATTTGCGGGTTGATGTTAAGGGTTATCACGCTGGAACCGATGTTGGAGGTGGGCAGTTTTATTGGGATAATTTAAGTGAAGATGACGCAGACGATGGGATCACTTTCGAGGTGCCTGGTGTTGCATTTGGGCGCTGGAAGCGACTATATAAAAAAACTTACTCTTTATTTGATTTCGGGTGTCGCGGCGATGGGAAAATAGATGATTCAGGTAAAGGAACAGGCATAGGAACAGATGACACAGACAGGGTTCAATTAGCTCTAAATTCATGTAAAGAGCTTGAGGGTTTAGGCGGTGACGCAGTATTTAAAATAACTAAGCCTCTATCTGGCGGGGTTTGCAAGAATTTATCCGACTGCACATTTGATTATTCAGAGGGGCAGACAGGTGGTATTGAGTCGGGCCTGCTGTACTTTGAGGGCGTCCAATCAGAAGAAATAAACTGCGACCCAGTTTTCGAAGGGGGAACTTCAATATTAGTTTCTGATGCTTCGGACTTTATTGCGAATCAATTTATTTTTATCACCTCCAATGACCTATGGGATTTAGACGATGATATGGCGGCGATGGGGGAAATGCACGAGGTTGAATCTATTTCTGGTAATGAAATAGCGATTAAAGAGCCTATCCTATACCCGATGAGTGACAACGTTCGCGTTACACGATTAAGCTTTAACTCTGGTATTGTGTTGAGTCGTGTTAGAGCGGTTGGTAACTCTTTGCAGCCGCAGTCGGTTTTAAGGGGATTTGACTTTCGATGGTGTTCGGATGTTATAGTGGATAATTGCGACCTAAGATTTTTTAACGACAGAGGCGTGTCGTTTAGGCGGTGCAGAAATGTAGAGGTAAAAAGTAGCAAAATAGGTGACTGCCTGAGAGATGGCACTGCTTACGGCGTTGTTGTCGGTCAGGGCACTTACAGCGTCAAGGTTAATCATAACGAAATATACAACTGCCGTCACGGTTTTGATGTGGGGGATGTTTTTGGCGTTTCTAGATATATTGACGTTAGTCACAATCATATGTATGACATGAGGCAGCACGCCCTTAGCACTCACACAGCATCAGATTTCACAAACTTCAATCACAATATATGCACAATGAGAAGGGGGCCTCTTGCGCTAGGAGCGATCATTCGCAGCATTAATTCGAAGATAAACGACAACACGTTCGTTAATCCCGATGGAGCGAACCAGCCTGCTATATCAGTAGTGCCAAACCCGATTTTTTCAGGGTATACCGAAATAAATAGAAATACCATTTGGAGCGGGGTAAACGGAATTGGAATCAGGTATATTAATATACAACCTAAAACCGACTCTCTTGTCGAGATTAGCGGTAATAATATTGAGTGCGACGGCGTTAGAGGTGTTGAGGCTCGGGTTACTTTCGATGCTGAAATAGATGTATTGAAGATTCAGAATAACAAAATCAACGGAAGCCTGGATGGGATTTTAATCAGGACAGATGGCGGGGAGTCCTCATCAAGCATAAGAAAGTCTGAATGCACAGGCAATTCGCTTATCACTGATAAAACCGGAGGTAGAGCGATAAGAGTTCTTGTTCAATCTGAGGGCTCCGTTGGATTGTGTAGGGTTCAATCAAATACGGCAAGCGGGGGTTTTACGCGGGGTCTTGAGCAGCTAATCACGCAGTCCGGAGGGGCAGTTTTAAAAACTTTTGCAACAGATAATGACTTTAGCGAAGTTGTCACGCCATCAAATGCGATAATACTTGATTCTGACTTTAGCATTGTTAGGGATAACATAAACTCTAGCATGGTGTAAGACATGACAGAACTCGAAAAACAACTAGCAATCGACGAGACATAAATCCTATGCGCCCGATTCGTAAAATAGTTATCCACTGCGCCGATACGTTTCACGACATGGGCGTGGGCGCGGATTGGGTTCGCAACATTCACGTCAACGAAAACGGCTGGCGTGACATTGGCTATCACTACGTTATCACCCGCGATGGCGAGGTGGAGAAAGGGCGCGACGAAGCGATAGCTGGTGCGCACGTTCGCGGGCATAACGCCAACAGCATTGGCGTTTGCTTAATTGGTGGCAAGGCTCGGGCGTTCAACGGCCAGCACTCGAACCCTGCCAACTTTACGCACAAGCAGTGGGAAACCTTGAGAAATCTGGTCAAACAGTTATTGTTAGAATATCCGGCGGCGAAGGTCGTCGGCCATTGTGATTTGGATTCAACTAAAAGCTGCCCTTCATTCGATGTGGTGGCGTGGAGTAAAGACCTATGAAAATTAAACCATGGTACAAAAAGAAGGAAGTATGGGGCGGAATCACGGCGCTGGTCGCTTTGGTCGCGGGTGCGTTTGGCTATGCGATTGACGCTGATGCTTTGGCTGTTGCTATCGTTGGCTTTGTTGGTGCGGCTGGTGCGGTATACCAGATTTATCTGGATGCGCGCAAGACCGAGGTAGATGATGATTGATGCAATCATCGGGTTGGTAGGCGGCGTCGCTTTAGTTGTCGCCTACATTCTCGGTCGTCGCGGTGGCCGGGATAAGGCCGAATCAAACCAAGCAAAGGAGGCGCTAACCAATGTGCAAAAAGCGAATGAAGTGCGTGACGATGTTCGCCGGACTGATGCTGATAAGCGCCGCGACAGGCTGCGCGGTTACTCCGACGAATGATTATTGCTTGATTGCAAGTGAGATACGCCCAACCAGTGCCGATGTTGATGTGATATCAGACGCACTGGTTGAGCAGTTGCTTGTGCATAATGAGATTTATGATACACTGTGCAGGTAAGAGTTGTTCCTCCTTGTTGTTGTATTGCCCCTAGTCCTCCACTAGGGGCTTTTTTATAGCTTCAACTCATCAGCGAGCTCTTGCAGCTTTTGCACTTCGGCCAGTACCAGCCAGCCTTTCTCGGTTAGCATAATGCGGTTGTCTTTATGGCCTTTCTTCGGTACACCGTCGTACTCAATCATGCCTTTTTTAAGCAACACCCGAAGCGTACTTGGTCCATCCTCAATGCTAATGAGATAACCCGAGTAGCAAGGTTCGCGCCCTGCTATCAGCGTAAGCGCCCGCGCTTGCTTTAGCGTCGTGTTTGCAGTGCTTGCTCGGATAGTCATGACAAAAACCCCGCAAGCTGTTTACGGATTCGATTAAACGCGGCTTCGTCGTCGTGGCGTAGGTGCAGGCACACGTTGAGCAAATCATTCTGGCCGAGGTCCGTTTGATAGTTGTGTGTTGACTTCTTGACGGAAATATCGACCCATTCAACGTGCGGCGCGTACTCGAAGAAGGCGTGATACTCGCCCTGCTCTTTAATGGCCAGGCAAATGCCTAGCAGTTCCATAGCCCACTCATGCTTCATATTCATGCTGCCACTCCTACAATAAACCAGTAAGTTAGTACGGCGATGGCGCCGTAGATTAACGTCGCTTTGATGGCGTCTGCCACGGTGTGTTTACGCATTGTAATAGCTCCTTAAATCGCTCACACGGGCTTTAAATACTGCAAGCGCCGTTTGGTAGTCCGCGTGCATCACGCTTTCGTAGTGGCCGTTGTAGCCACTCACGGTGACGCGGTAGTTATCGCCCAGCATGTCGAGCTTGACGCTATACATGCCTACCGTTGTCATCATCGCTTCCATGTCGCCACCTCGCGCTCAACGTAATCTTCAATCTTGGCGTAAAGGCGTGCGTAGTGCTTATGCTCGTCGCCGCGCTTACATACCGCAATATCGACGCAAACAGGGATGAGGATATCCGCTGCGCTAATCACGTCATCGCTCAGCAAGTCCTCAAGTGCCACAGGGTCTTTCATGATGCGCTCGACCTCAGCTTCGCGCCATGCGTTCGGGTCGGCTGGCGGGTCGAAGTCGCCGTTGCCTTTGATGTAGCTCATGCTTGTCGCTCCTTAATGTCCCGCGCCTGTTCTGCATCACGGCGGCGCTTAGTGAATTGTGCCGCACGTTCAGCGGCGACGTTTTTAGCGGCTTCGCGTATTGTGCGGTAGCGTTGGGCGCGTTGGTTGATTGATAGTTCAGTCATGCGGGTTCTCCATCTTCAACAGCCCCGAATGAATCCGATACAGAGACCGCATTGTAAGCGTCTCTGTGCGCGTATCGTTCTTAATCTTGCGAACCGTAGCCTTGTCCACGTTCGACGCCCTAGCGATGGCGTCAGTGGCTTTGTCGGACATGCGTGCGCGTAGGCTGTTGAGTAGTTCTTGTGGGGTGGTCATTATCGTTCTCCTCGCTTTATTATCTCAACCAAATCTTTGTCATCGACTGTGATGGATTTAGTTGTCCATCCGTGATCGTACCTTTCAACATCAATGCCGCTTATGAGTGGGTAGCCACCGCCGTGAATTCTTGCGCTTGAGTATTTAACAGCGGGGATAATCACGCCATCCTTCCTGATTATCAACCACTTTACTTCGCGGGGTAGCGCATCCCATAAAAACATTAACTGGTCACTGTTCACTGCCTTTCTCCTTATACGGCTTGTCGCATCTGCCGGCGACACCTGACGGGTACGTTTTACAATTCCGGCAAACGCTATACCTTGCTTTGGCGTCCTCCGGTTCGAACTGGTGGCGGTCAATAAAGCCGCCACCCCTTGCGCAGTAAACCAAATCCTTATACTGCATACTCAACCCAGTGCTTTGCTTCGGCTAGGCTTTTAAAGCCCGTATCTTCGTGGAAAAACCCTGGTGCTTGCTGGGTCACGTTGTAAGTTGTAGCGCCGTTTGCGCTGAATGGGATTTCAATGATTTTTACTGTCTTGCCGTTTTTGTTAAAAGTTAATGCGTTCATGTCGTTGCTCCGTTGTGCTTGTTTGCTGTTGATGTAGTAACTATAGACGACTACAGTCGCCTATGCAAGCCTTTTTGTGAAATTATTTTCACCACAAAAAAAAAGCCCTCACTTGGAGGGCTTGGGTTTATAGCTCACATTCGTCAATCAGCCGGCTTAAATACCATTGCGCCTTGCGCAAATCCTCCACGCCGCCCTTGTGCTTATACCGCCAGTTGTATTTAAGGACGTTGCCCTTTAGATATCCGGCAAACTCATCGGCGCTCATGCTGGCTTTGATGGCTTCGATGCACTCAATGCCGCCCGCCTTGTAGTGGTCAGGGTTAATCTTGTCGCTCATTGCGCGTACTCCTTATGCGGCGCAGTCGCCACCAACCCCTCGTCAAACATACCACGCCAAAGGCTGACAACAGACGTTACCCGCGCTTGGTTGCTCTCAGCGATGAGCCGCTTGGCGTAGATGTGCATACGCTCATCTTTGGTTTCATCGCGTACCCGCTTGGCACAGCGTTGGATTGCCGCGCCCTGGCTTGTGCCGTACACCCGTGCAAACTCAATGGCGAGTAGCAGGTTCAGGCCGTGGTTGTATTTTTGTTCGGCTGTGTTCATGCGTTCTCAATCCTTCCTTTAGCAATTTGAAAATAATCGGGGTCTATCTCTATACCGATGAATTTACGTCCTGTTAGCTTCGCCATCTTCCCGGTTGTGCCACTACCCATAAATGGATCGAAAACCATATCGCCTTCATTGCTCCACGAGATTATATGGTCGCGGGCTAGTTTTTCAGGGAAAATTGCGGGATGGTTAAATGCAGCGCCGTCTTTTGTGCTGTTGTTTTTTCCAACAGTGTAATACCAGATATTTTTCGAGATAGATGTATATTTTACAGCGGTTTTTTTATGCTTCCCTTGCAATACCTGTCCATCATGCCTAAATGTCCCGCCTTTATTTTTCCCTGCGTCTTTATTCTTCTCCCTTATGGCGTTGAAATGCCTAGGCTTACCCTTGCTAAGCACAAACATATACTCAAACTGCTGCTCATACCTATTATGGGTCAAAGGCATGGGGTTTGTTTTTGCGTACACCATCGTGTCATGCAATCTAAACCCGCATTCCATAGCCCATAATGCTTGCTTAAAACTCGTTCCCGTTTCGCTCCCCTTGATTGTCGCGTCGGCAACCACCCATACGACCACGCCGCCATCATCGGTTACTCGAAATAGGTCTTTAATAACCTGCTTCCAGACGTGTTCGCCCCATTGCTCATTGTTTCCATTGTACGAGCGCAGGTTATCGTATGGTGGGCTGGTGACGGTAAGGTCAACCGAGCCATCAGGAATTTCTTTCATGCGCTCAAGGCAATCGCCTTGCATTAGCTTAATCATAACTTCGCCCCATCATGATTCGGCAACAACTGCCGATGTTGAATAAATCCCCGAAAGTTGCCCGACCAGAGCACGCCTTCGCGGTTCATGTGTGTGACCCCACCTGGCCACGGTGCATCGCCGCAATGCTGAATCGGCGTTGCTGGGTGTTCGCTCGGTGACGCGTGCACCTTGCGCCCGTTGAACAGCTTGCCGATGATGTCGTCGGCCTTTTCGAGCGTTACATCTAATCGGCGGTAGCTGGTCTGTGCTGCACAACTCATGCTGATGTTAATGGCATCGGCCAGCGACACCTCGCGCGATTCGCTGTAGTAGCGCAGTCGCCCGTCCGCGTCGCGTTCACGCTCAACAAATGGAACGTGATACTCGCCTGCGCCAATCTCTAGCGGTTCGGCGTTATCGCGTGCGGCTTTGATGGCGTTGGCAAGCTCGGTAATCTCCGGCTGTGCGTCGGCGTCTACTCGCAGCCAGTCCCAGTTTTCCCATTCGGTGCTGGTCAGGCATACGCGGATATTCTGGAACGGCTCCAGGTAGCGGCCAGCGTTTTGTTTGTGGATGCCTAACCCGCCTTCTTCGGGCTTAAGGCCAAGCATTTTAGCCGTGGCAATGGCCGACTGCATGTGCGCTTCGTGTATCGCGTTTGCCTGTGCAATCAATACAGGGTCGGTCACGCGCTCGCCCTGCATACCCGCTTGGTTGTGCGTCCATATCGGCTGTGCTGGGTTGTCGAGGACGTTTTGCACCGCCGCACGGATAGGCACTGCCCGTGTGCTGCTGCTGTTTTTGCTAAACACGCGGTGGGTTAGCAGTTGGCTGTGAATGGCGCGCGGATACTCCAGTACCAGCGTGTGTATCACGTCGCCCGTGTGACGGTTGCGTGATGCTTGTATGTGTTGGATTTTCATTTTTCTTTCACCTCATGGTTCAGTCTTACTATGGCTCTTAAATCATCAAGGCAGTGAATGCTCTCGTAACATCCGATGCGGTCGGAATTAATGGACAGCCATTCATCCCTGTGCATCTCCATCCAGCCACCGTCTAACTTTTTAAGGTAGCCAATAGCCTCGACCGTATGGCCGTTATCAAACACCTCAGCGTGCGTGGCGTCGGCGGGTGCGCCTGAAAGTATATTGGTTCGATGTGTGTTGTTCATTGTTGGGCTTCCTGTTGTTAAGGTGTGGTTAATTATAATCAATGGTTATCAAATTGCAATATAATGTCACTAACCTTTTTTACTGCATCATCAAAGCCATTGCCAAGCACCCAGTTATCACCAATGCTTAGCAGGTAGTCGCGCCATTCTTTCTGGTGCGCAGATAGTGACCCGCCTTTTTGCCGTTTCATCTCGACCCATAATTTTAATGATGGGATATACAGGTCGGGTACGCCTGGGCTAACGCCTTCGGCCTTTAGCTTAGCAGCTGTTACTCGGTGCCGGTCGCCGCCGTTCGGTATCGCAAACACCCAGTGATTAGGGTGCGTCTTTCGCATCCATGCCACAAACCGGACTTGCTCTAAATGCTCAGAAGGGTACTTCGTTTTGGTATTCTTCACAGTTGTTCTCCTCGCTTATGTAATCGGCTGGTATTTCTTGCTTAAACCGGTTGCAGTAGTGCTGACCTTGCCATGTCTGGCAGTGGTCGCAGTTGCCGCATATTCTCGGTATGCCAGTAGTATTGGTTTCCATGTATTTCCTCGCTAATTTTCTCATGAGTGTGTTGGCGGCGAACCGCCCAGCGTTGTCTTTCTTGTGCTCTATTTGCTCGGCGTCATACGCCCTAAGCCATTCGGCCTTGTATGCCGTAATCATTTCATATTTAACCGGTCGCGGTATTCTGGCCGTTACTCGGTTAATGTATTCCCGATCGTCTTTATTCGGTGAAAGCATGATAGTTGCGCTCAATTACACGGTGAAACTTACCCTCTTTTCGGTACTCAAGCATAGCAGGGTGAGGGCGCTCGTTCATAGTGTCGGCCACATCATCAAGCGTTTGGCACTCGGCTAGGTGGGCGCCGCAATTCTCGGCTATGTCGTAAAGCGTCTGCATTGCTATTCTACCAGGGCGCCCCTCATGAGTGACGCATAGATACTCCGTGACCGGCTTATCGCTTAGGTGGCCGTAATAGGTCACTTTAAGCATGTCTTTACCGCTTCTCTGCGACGTGTGCGGCTTCCACATCCATCCGGTGACTTCCATTTCTAAGTTTGACAGCCCCATAATGTCGTCATTGTGTAGGCTGAATTTTTTAGGCTCCGGCTCGTCGGTTGCGAATTGGTGCCCGCACTCACACCGCTTGGCTGATGCGTGCAATATCTCAAAGCATTCAGGGCAAACCTTGACCGGTGCCTCGCCACCGCCGCCGGCTTTTTGTGGTGGCTGCACTGCGGTAATGGGGCCATGCTGTCGAACCACACCGGCGAAGTCCAGAACCAAGCAATGGTCAGTGTGTGACTTTGGGCGCAGCCCTCGACCTGCCATCTGCACATAAAGCGACGGAGACATAGTTGGCCTGAGCATGGCTATCATGTCAATGTCGGGCGCATCAAATCCGGTGGTTAGAACGTTGGCATTGGTCAGGGCCTTTATCTTTCCGGCCTTGTAATCTGATATGATGCGCTGGCGTTCGCCCTTTGGGGTTTTGCCTGTCACCATTTCCGCTGTGATTCCACGGTCGCGCAATACATCGCGCACATGCTCGGCATGGTCTATGCCGGTGCAAAAGAATAGCCACATTTTTCGGTCGCCCGCCAGCCTTATAACCTCATCTACGACCGCTGAGTTATGGTCGGACGTGTCCACCGCTTTTTGCAAATCCTTTTCGACGTACTCACCGCCGCGCTTTTTAACCCCATCGGTGCTTAGGTGATGGCTGGTGACTTTCGAGCGAAGTGGCGACAAAAAGCCCTTGTGAATAAGCTCCTCGATTGTGACCGGCTCAATCAGGCCGTCAAATAACGCCTCGCCTTCGTCGATACGGCCATGACCTAGGCGCCAAGGCGTGGCGGTCAATCCGCAAACCCTTAGTCGTGGGTTAATCTCGGTTAGCTCGGTGATAAGCTGCCGGTACGCGCCCTGGTCTTTATGTGATATTAGGTGGCACTCATCAACAAAAATGAGGTCGATATGGCCTAGCAATCCGGCTTTGGTTCTCACCGACTGCACGCCGGCGAACGTGATAGGGCTCCCAATCTGACGCTTACCTACGCTCGCGCTATAAATTCCCATCGGCGCATTAGGCCAGTGCTGGCGCATTTTCTCGGCGTTCTGCTCTATAAGCTCTTTCACATGGGTCAGCATGAGTACCCGCGTGGACGGCCACGACTGCACCGCGTTTTTGCAAAGCGCCGCTACAATGTGAGATTTACCGGCGCCGGTTGGTAGCACCACGCAAGGGTGCCCCTTGTTATTAGCAAGCCACGCGTAAAGCTCATCAATACTTCGCTGCTGGTAATCTCTTAGCATCATTCTAGCTCCGCACGCATAATATCAAGGCTGCTCACGCCGCCCTCACCGTTTACAAACCGTTGCCCCTTGCGCTGGTATTCGGCACTAACGACATCGCCACCCAGCAAATCCCACGGCACCATGTCGGGGTGCATGACGTGGCTATCGCATCCGGCGTACTGGTTTACGGTAGGGATAATGTCACCCCATCGGGCGCAATGCCATTGGCCGTCTGATTGCGCCGTAGAGTGAGCGCATGTGCGGCAGTTGCGCTGCATGGTTATAGCGCCTTGGTGACACATATTGTAGGCAGGGCAAAACTTGCATTGATACCATTCAGGTGATGCACCGGCGCACCGGTCAGGCGAGCGGTCACTGGTGGCAATTCGCTTGGCCCTTTCCAGTAGTCGCTCGGCTGCTTCCTTATCCAGCTTGACGCGCTCATCATACAACTCATCGTCATTCTTATTGACGGCAACGTATAAGGCACGCTCGGTGCCAGTGCCGAGCATATAAAGCTGCATCTGAGCCCAGTGCATCGGCTTTGACTCTTTAACGCCTTTTTCCTTTAACTGCTTAAATGACTTGTCATTGTGGGTTTTCATTTCCACAATGTGCGGCGTATTCTCGGCGCCTGGCACACCCGATTTAGCCATGCCGTCCATTGAGCCGCTAACATGCGATCCGAAGTCTACGCGAAACTGCTTGCCGTTTTCATCGGTGTCCTGAATGTCAATCCCGATCGCCTTTAGGTCATGCACAAAAACACTTTCCTCAAGCTGGCCGCGCCGAAACAGGCGCAGCATTCGACCGGTAAACTTTTCTTTAAACGCCCAGCGAAACGCGAGCCATAAAAATCGCTCGCAGTGGTGGCCTGCTTGACTTGCGCCAAAGTGTGGGCGAAACGGGTCAGGCTCGGCTTCGTGGTGCTTGTCTATGTAGGCGCTAACGCTGTGTTCTCGGTTGGGTAGTTTCATCGTGGCGTTTCTCCATGTTCGAATCGGGCTTGGCGGGCTTTTGTGTATGCTTGACCTACATTGGTTAGATATGCGTATGTTTCTACAAATATATTCGATATAGTTATATCCACCATTCTTTCCCTTGATATAATTTTTATCGGGTATGAAGAGCCAACAGTGCTTATTTCACTTGGAACCTTGCAGAACCTCCATAAGTCAATAGGCACTTCATCCAGAACCGTATACCTTCCCCAAAAGTTTAGGCTAAAATGCACTCTTCTTATGTCTTTATTATCACTCATTGCAGTAAAGAAGGCGTGCTCAAGCCCTTGTGGCGGAATATCGCCAAGTACTATCACTCCATCCTTGTCAGTCTGACAAGCTAGCGATATAACCTTTACTTTATCTTCATCAGAAATTTGAGAACCATTCTTGAGCCCTCCTTTTACTTCTACATAGTAACTACCTCCGGTATAGGGGCAGCTTTTGGTTATTAGGAAGTCCGGCAAGTAATAAACTCCGCCACCCAAATCAAACCCTTCAGGCTCGTACTCCCACTCAAAACCCATCGCATCAAAAAACACCGCCCATCGTGCTTCTAACCGTGAGCGAAATTTATAACCCTTGTAGAATGTCTGTATTGCTTTCATATCAATTAACCTCATCAGATTTAATAAACCCAATACCCTGCTGCTCGAAAATGCTTTTGTATTTATCGTCAGGGCATACGATGTAAAATTTAATATTGGTCGGGCAGTAGGTTTTATATTGGTTTATCTGCCTGATAGCCTCGCCAACGCTGATTATTTTGGATTTAACTTCAAAAGCCAAATAGCGCTCATAACCACCAATCTCAACATTAACAAACATGTCAATATATCCAACAATGGTCTGGTATTGATTATGCCCTTTCTTAATAGCAAGCTCCCAACGCTTTCGCACTGAATTAAGATTAACTGACGGGTCTATCTTGCGTAAAACACTGCTCATGTTAGCGTCAAGCCACAACATAACCTTGTCATGCGCATCTGTAGCGACTTCAGGGTCAACATATCCTGCTGACTTGCTGCTAGTCTTGTCTTTTCTATTGGTCATATCGTCACCTCAAAAATCAAAGGGGCGGCGAACCGCCCCATATTACTTACTGAGCCCACGGCGGCTTGCCGCTTGCCGCTGCGCCACTGGTCGCCGGTGCTGCTGATGGTGCTTTAACGCCGCCAGAAAGCGCCTTAAAGCCCTGCACGTCGTTGCTGTCGCCGTACTCCTCAGACTTGCGAACCTTAAGTTTAATGGCGCACTGACCGCCAATTAGCTGGTCGGTGTCTGTAACCTTGGCAATGCCGATGGCGCGCATCAACTCGCCTAGCTGCTGGTGGCCGATTTCCTCAGCTTTCGGGTTCGGGTTGCGAATGTTCAAGTTGCCAAACACCACGCGCCCCTCATGCGTTGGGCCGGTAATGTCATAGCGAATCGCAATATATTGACCGTTGCCGGCTTTGGTGTCCTTTAACTCGGCACCGGTGATGTGAGCGTTGTACCAGCCAGCCGGTAGCGGCTCAAAGTTGCTTTCTGACTGTGGTAATTCTTCAGCGTTAAAACCCATTCCTAAAATTAGCCCATGTTATTTCTCCTCGATCGTAAATGATGGGCGGCCAGGCTTTGCCGTGATTGCCGCCATTAGTGGCTTGTGTGATTTCTGGTGCGGCTGACTTCCAAGCCGCCATATTGATTTCAGGCTTCCATCGGAACAAGCTACCCAAGTGGTTGCTTAAACCGTTTTCAGCCGCAATTTCCTGCAAAGCGTCAGCATCAATCTTGCGGTTAATGCGGCAAGTTGCCTTGACCTGGTATCCGTCAGCGTCAAATTTCTGGCTGCCCTCAGCCTCCGTGGTCACGCCTAGCGACTCAATCAGTTTATCCTCGATGGCGCGGCGCGCTTCCTGTGCGGCCTTTTCAGTCGCCTTGGCATCTAGCCATTGCTGGTAAATATTCATGACTCACCCCCAATCTTGCGAATAATCTCACCAAGGTCGGGCGCTTCCCATGATTCCAGCTTGCCGCTTCGGTCTTTAGCCGTCCACAATCCGTCAGAATCACACATGAGCGCGCGCTGAGTATTGCCTTCGCCATCCTTTTCAACGCGAAGCGCAAGCACCTCATCGAAAAAGAACGGTAAGCCCTGAGCCAGCTTATTGCCAGGCATGGACGGCGCGTACAGCATCCGACCCATTTCATCCTGCGACTTTTCCAGCTTGGCACTGAAATAAACGTGCTTGCCTGGTAGGTCACGGAATGAGCGAATCAGGTCGCCCATAATTTCTTGCAAAGCACCGTAAGCTTGACGCGGGTCTTTCGTTTTCTTCTTCTCAGCGGACAACACCACTTCGGCAATCTCGCTGATGCTATCTAAAGCCACCGAATCAAACTGCTTGCCTTCTTCACTGGTAAGCCACTCGTATGCCTCGTTCAGTGATTCCATGTCGCTGATTTCAATGTACGGCAAATCAGCATCGGCAATAGAGAGCAATCCACCCTCGGCTGACAGTACGACCGGATTCGGCAGTGTCTTAATCAGTGATGTTTTGCCGGCACCAGCTTGGCCGTAAACAAGCAGCTTAACGCCGTTGCTAGATAGCCCTTTAGTAGAGCGTAATTGTATAGCCATTTTTATTTCCTCGTTTCAGCGCGGTTTGACCAATTCATGTTGCGCTGTGTTGACTAATCTAGCCTTAGCCATTATGATTGTCAACACACTTTGCAAAAATAATTGAAAAAGAGGTAAACACAATGACACCAGAGCAGATTAAAGAACGACTAAAGCACGCCAACCTAAAAGCCGTGGCGGAGGCATCGGGGCTTCACTACAACAGCGTATACCGGTTTATGAATGGCGGCACTAAGCCAGCATGGGACACTGTTAATAAGCTGGAAAAATACTTGGAGCGTCAACATGGCTGATTTAACCAATGTTTTTGGCGGCGCTTTTCGGGCGCACACCAAGCAGGCACCAAAGGCAGTGTCCGACCAGATAAAGGATGCCATGACTCACGCCAACCTAGATGCACCGGCAGAGGTTCATATAGACGGCAACATTCACCGGTTCAGCACCAAGGGCAAGCGCGGCGACGACGCTGGATGGTATATCTTTTACCCCGACACAGTGGTGGCAGGCTCTTTCGGTTGCTGGCGTGATGGTATCACCGTCAATTTCAAGCAGGATTTAGGGCGCGAGCTTTCTTCTATTGAGCAAATGGCAGTGGCAAAGCGTACGTCAGAGGCTAGAAAGCGCCGAGAATCCGAGCAAAAGCGAAAGCACGACATGGCCGCCGAAACCGTGGAAAAGATATGGTCAGACCGTGGCGCCGCAGATGACAGCCACCCATACTTGCAGAGGAAAAATGTCAGCGCCCACGGCGTTCGAATCACCGGTGACGGGCGAATTATCGTGCCTATGTTCAGCGCCGATGGTGAGTTAAAGAGCCTGCAATACATCGACGGTCAGGGCGAAAAAAAATACCACAGCGGGGGCGAGGTTAAAGGCGCCAGTTTTCGCATTGGAAGTAAAGACGACACCATTTACATTTGCGAAGGGTACGCCACCGCTGCCAGTATACATGAGGCCACCGGATGCCTTACCGTCATGTCATTTAGTGCGGGTAATTTGCCGGTTGTGGCTCAGCAAATGCGCGAGCAATACGGCGAAACCGCAAGCATTGTTGTGGTGGCCGATAATGACGAGCCGAGCAAAAACCACCCAAACGGCCCAGGGCAGGAATATGGCAAACAGGCCGCCGACGCATCGCGCGCAAGGCTGGTCATACCGCCAGAGCTAGGCGACGCCAACGACTATGTAAACGCCGGTCATAACCTGTATGAGCTTTTAAACCCCAAGCAAGACGATTTTTTAATTCACGCGGACGACTTTAGCCAACAGCCGTCACCCATTCGGTGGCTGGTCAAAAACTGGCTACAGCGTGACGCGCTTATTATGGTGCATGGGCCATCAGGCGGGGGCAAGACATTCACCGTGCTAGATATGGCGCTGCGTATGGCGGCGGGCAACCCAGAGTGGAAAGGTCACAAGGTGGCGCCAGGTAACATCGTTTACCTAGCCGGTGAGGGGCATCATGGTTTGCGAGGCCGCATAGCCGCATGGAAGCACCACAATAAAGCCGACAAGTTAAATATGTGGCTCAGCAAGGCGGGCTGTGACCTAAACGACGCACAAGGCTATACGCGCGTAGTGGATGCCGTTAGCCAAGTGCCGAAGCCCGACCTGATTATTGTTGACACCCTTCACCGGTTCGTAAAAGGTGACGAGAACAGCGCACAGGACGCCAAGACCATGCTGGATGCTTGCGCGGCGCTCATGGAACGGTTTAATTGCTCGGTGCTACTGGTTCACCACACCGGTGTTAGCGACGAGGCACAGCATCGCGCCCGTGGCTCATCAGCATGGCGTGGGGCGCTTGATATTGAGATCAGCGTTGTACCGTCAAAATCAGACGGCCCCATGCAAATCGTTCAGCGTAAATCAAAGGACGCAGAGCAGGCCGAGCCCATTTATGCTGAATTGCAATCCGTGGCAATACCTGGCTGGATTGACGAGGACGGCGAGCCGGTAACAAGTGCGGTATTGGTCGATGGTCAGGCGCCGGCAGAAACTAAAAAGGACGGCAAGCTGATGGAGAGCATCAAGCTGTTCGAGCGTTGCTGGTTCCATACCGGTGCTGACACCGACAGCGAAGGCAACCCATACATTACCAGTTCAGCCGGCCGTGATGCGCTTGTGGCGATTGCTGGGTTAAAGGAGGCGACCGCTAAAAACTATATGAAGGCAAGTTATGACAGAGGCATGATTTACGCTTTGGTATCGGCTGGAATTGTGACCGCAAACGGGCATGGATTTAGCGTTACCGATGACACTTACGCCAGTTCATTTTTGATTAAAAAATGACCAAAAAGCGGTACATTTGGGGTCGTGAATTTTGAAAGTAAAATGTACCGCAAAAGTACACGGTACACACAAGCGGTACATTTTGTGTACCGGCTACAGGCCACGGAATACAAGGCTTTTACAAATCGGTACATTTCAAGGTACACGGCTCGGGGCGAAAAAGTGGTGACGGTACACGCGGTACACACACCTATATAGGTGTGTACCAAATGTACCTAACCTACGCGGCGAGATTTGAACCAAACGAAAAACAGGAGAAAAAACCATGCAAGACCTAATCGAGAAAATCACCCAGTGGCACCATGACCGAAATCTCATTGACGGCTCAACCGACCTAGCGCAATTTGCGAAGCTGGTGTCTGAGGTCGGAGAGCTTGGCGACGGCATCGGCAACGGTGAGGATTTATCCGACCACATCGGCGACATTATCGTGGTGCTGGTCAATATCGCCGAGCGCAACGGCTTGAGCATTGATCAGTGCTTGGCGACGGCTTGGGAGGATATCAAAGGCCGCAGGGGTCGGATGAGTGATGCTGGCGTGTTTGTGAAAGACTTGCCAGTGGGTGAGTAA